ACCAGGACAGTCGCGGGTTCGAGTCCCGCCCCCGCTACAAATTTTTATAACACAAGTTATTATGAGAACAGTCGAATTTCGCGGAAAGCGCACCGACAACGGTGAATGGGTCCATGGTTTTGTACGCAGGCAATATGACGATACCGGTATGGAATACGTCTTCATCACAACACAGTGTGGTGACGAGTACGAAGTAAACCCGGCAACAGTAGGACAGTTCACCGATTGTGTGGATAAGAACGGGGATCCCATCTTCGAAGGTGATATCCTTCATTATGAGGGCCAACGTTCCGACAATAAAGGAAAACACTATCGCAGAGCTATTGTCTTCCATCAGGGCGCCTTTAAGTTTCGCCTGGAAGATGGGAGACCAGGTGACTGCATTGGCGGCGGAAACACATGGTTATGGGACATCGTCGGAAACATCCACGATAATGAATTATAAAAACTTCCGGCTATGCAGGAGGCTTCGTTCACGAACTCCAACATGCTCTCTTCCTTTGTAAAATTTCAAAAGAGATTGGGTTATGAAATACATTCCAACAGACAAATTGATTGCCGAGATAGAAAGCCGAATGGAGGATTGTAAACTTCCGGATGGAACATTCCCGACAACAACAAATATCGTTAGATACGAAGAACTTTCCTGCCTTCGCAATTTCATCACCTCTCTCCAGCAGGAGCAGCCGGGTCTTCCAGGTATTGAAGACCCCGGCATCCCCGGCAAAGACTTCATCCCCATTGAATGGGTGGATGCTTGCGAGATGTACGGAAAGTGGAAGATTGTAAAGCAGGAGCAGCCGGAGGTGGATTTAGAAAGAGATGCCGTATCCTATTGTTATGATAATGGCATCAATATCTCTCCGCGACAAGCAAAAGGCATCGCCCGCCACTTCTACGAACTTGGGCTTAACGCAAGAAAGGAGATCTGAAATATGAAAAAGATTGCTTTCACTATTATTTTTGCTTTTATCGCGCTGGCCGCTATCGTGTGGTCGGTTTCTGCGAAGGCATGTCTTGCCTGGTTCCCGGGTGCGTTTGTAGCGATTCTCTGCGGAGTCGCTATCCAAAGAGTTAATAGTGTTGAAGAAGGTAGATAGCCGTGTCAATTCTTGATCATACCCTTATAACTGTAACGGTCCAGCAGCTGACAGATGCCAGCTCCGGCGAGGCTGTGATGAGCTATGAGTGCTATAAGAAATTAGCACAGCGCAAGTCCATCACGGTGGTCCGTCCAGGGAAGGGGTTGGATCATTGCGCCCTCGTCGATTACGACAGTCTCCCGTCTCGCTTTAAACAGCGTTTTGTTGGTATTTACGGAGATCCCCACATGCAGAAGGAACAGGAAAAAGATATCCGGATGGATCTGGAGGCGCGCAGCTTCTTTGAGGAGTATTGCCTTCCCGACGGAACCCATATCAAAGGTGACAAGATTGCTGAATTCACCTTAAACGCATCGGTGCTGAATATCCTCATCAATATGGAGAAGACGCAGGGAGTCCAGCGGAGACTCCATGGCAACAGCACGCCTATCAACTGGCCGCCTATTTACAACACATGCGAAGAGCTGCGCTCTGCTTACGGCCATACCCTTCCGCGCAACATGGCCCGTTTGCGTGACAAGATCCGGGAGTACAAACGCGATGGGTATGCCTGCCTGGTGAGCGGTCATCTGGTGAACGGGAACGCCTGCAAGATCACTGAAGAAGGCGGACGATACATCATTGCCCTCAAGTGTTCGAGGACTCCGGTATACAACAACGCACAGATTCTTGAAAAATACAACGCAGATGCTGCCTCCCATGGGTGGAAGCCGTTGAAGACGCAGGCAGCTCTGGTGAACTTCCTTTCAAGGCCGGAGGTGGAAATCCAGTGGAAGGGTGCCGTCATCGGAGATACGAAGGCGAAGATGATCTATACTCGCCAGCACTCCACGATCCTCCCTACTATGCCAAATGCTTTGTGGTATGGAGATGGTACCCGTCTGAACCTGTTCTATAAGGCCTACGTGGACGGCCGGTACCAGGTGGCTACCCTGAATGTATATGAGGTGATCGACGCAGCCAGCGAGGTCTTCCTGGGCTGCTACATAAGCAATACAGAATCTTTTGAAACCCTCTATGAAGCCACGCGCAATGCGCTGGAGTTCGCAGGCTGCATGCCGTATGAGTTTGTGACCGATAATCAGGGAGGCACGAAACGCGCCGACGCCCAGCAGTGGCTCAAAGGCGTGGCCACCCTCTTCCGCACCACCGCGCCTCATCAGGCGCCCGCAAAGACCATCGAGGCCGTCTTCGGCCGATTCCAGCAGCAGGTGCTGCATCAGGAGTGGTTCTATACCGGCGGGAACATCACCGCCCGGAGCGAGTCTTCGCGCATCCACCGGGAATTCATCGAGAAGAATATTGACAAGCTTCCTACCTATAACGAAGTGGTGGATCTCTACATGGACGCCCGGAAGCGCTGGAATGCCATGCAGCATCCAAACGTGAAGGCCTTCGCAGGCCGGAGCCGCATGGAGGTCTATAAGTCCCAGGTGAATCCTATGGCTGTTCCGCTTTCGGACGCTATGCGCCGGGATCTCTTCTGGGTGACTACGCCTAAACCGTCCAAGTTCACTGCCTACGGCATCATGTTCACCGTGGCCGGAGAAAAGCTTCAGTACGAGGTATTCGACCAGGATGGAAATCCGGATCTTCTATGGCGCCGGGACAATACCGGCCGCGAGTTCTACGTATCATACGATCCGCATGATCTCTCCGTGGTGCGTCTGATGACGAAGGACCAGTACGGATATCGCTACGTCTGCGATGCCCGTCCATATATGAAGATACATCGAGCCCTGCAGGACCAGACGGAGCAGGAGCGCAGCTTCATCCGCATGCAGGATGAGCGGAATAAGATTGACCGGATCCAGCGATCCATGGATAACTATGAGCTGCTGCGCGAACATGGGCTGGCGCCTGATCAGCACGGGCTGATTGATCCTGGCCTGGCCGCCTTGAATGAGAGCCGCAAGAGTTATGAGAGGCTGCTTGACAAAGCGGAGGCCTCCCGCCAGCCGGAGCCGGAACCCGCGCAGATCTATCCCTCCAGCATCGGCCAGCAGGAGAAGGCGGACAGCATGTTAACGCAGTATGATGCAGCAGCTGCTTTGAACAGGATTTGACACACACAAACACACACATAAACAAGTTCAATATGGATGAGAGAAAAAAAACTGACTTGAGGAATCGTCTGGCAAAGTATTGTCAGAGGTATCAATCAAACAACATGGCAGCTGCCTCGCTGAAGAATATCAGCGCTGCCACCATTTCTAACATTCTGAACGGGAAATGGAACATCATATCGGAAGATATGTGGAAGCGTCTGGAGTCCCAGCTGGTAAAGAATGAGGGTTGGCAGATCTTCAGTACCGGCGCTTATCAGGACATGACGGTTTATCTGGGATACGCAAAGCAGCACAGCAGTGTGATGTGGGTGGCGGCTCCGGCCGGCATCGGAAAGAGCACAGCTGCTGCCAGCTATGCAGCCCTTAACAAGAATGTCTTCCGTCTGACCTGCGCATCGGACATGACACGATCTGACTTCGTGCACGAGCTGGCTGGCCAGGTTGGAGTCCGGACAAACGGCATGAGCCTTCGTCAGGCGTTTAATGAGATTCTCCGGCATGTCGTCACTTTGGATCTCCCGCTGCTGATCTTCGATGAGGCGGACAAGCTTGCCGACAGCGTTATGTACTATTTTATCAGTATTTACAACGCCCTAGAAGACCGGTGCGGCATTGTCTTCCTGTCAACTTCTGCCATCAAGAAGCGCATCACCAACGGTGTGCTGCGCGACAAGAAGGGATACGATGAGATTGAAAGCCGGATCTGCCGTCGTTACATCGGCCTTACTCCCGTGAGCGCTGCGGAGATTGAGCAGATCTGCCTGGCCAATAATCTGCAGGATCCAGCAGCTATCGAGCGTGTGAAAGGAGATGTGCGCGCCTACGGGAATGACCTGCGTCGCGTGAAGCAGTCCGTGAACCGAGAACTGCTCCAGGCCCGGAGAGAAAGCGTGGAGGGGTAGGATATGAAAGCACAGAAGGACGT